TCACGGGTGCCATCCTTGATGGAGATGATGTAATCACCGGCCCCAAGGACACCGCTGTCGATTTCAAACGCAGAGTCCACGTCGATAGCCATTCGACGCGTGAGGAAGGGCTCAATGCGGGCGTACCCGATGGTCAAGTCGGGATTGAGTTGGACCTCTTCCGTTCCCACCAACACCGCGTCCGTCGTCGTTACGTCGTACACGTTTTCCGTGACGAGCATCCCGTCGATACCAGAAGTGCTTTTGAGGAGAAGATTGTCTCCTGTCGTGTCGATAATTCGTGAACCAAACTCTTGCGTCAGGAACCAGATGTTGTTGGGGTCATCCTCGGGGAGCTTGTTCATCTCCGCCGCCGCCACGATGCCCCTGAAATAGATGGTCGTGGCCGCCGGCTCGATCCCGTAGTGGGCGAAACTCCACAAAGAACGACTGGTCGCCCGCCGACTAATCGATCCCCAGAACACTTCACCCACATCTCCTGTGGGGAACAAGAGAACCCCGTCCGGTGGGATGGCAAACGGAGGCGCCCCTTCCAAATGAAGGGCTCGCCCTTTCAAGACACCACCGATGAACAACTCGGCCTCCCCCTTGGGGATGTTCTTGATGTCGTTCTTGATGACGAGACGATAGGTCGTAGGCTGCTGGAGGCTTCCACCATCCCACACCGTCTCAAAGAAAGCGTCGAAAAACGCCCCGCCCCACATCTGAGGGTTCCCAGGGAAAGGATTACTGGCGTCGATGGTGACGACGGAAGTTCCGTTTACGGAATGTTTCACTCCAATGGCGGTGTATGTCCCTTCTTGGGGAGCTACAAAGATCTGGAACCTCTCCGAGATGTCACAAAGCTGATCGCTTTGAAGGAACTCAGGCAAGCTCAAGGTACTCACTTTGAACGTAGTAGGAGACAAGATCTGGAGGGGCGTCCGGTATGCTAGGGACCAAGACTCACGTAGCTCGGGGAACGAGGGGTCCGTCAACATCCCGATGTGCTGGACCTCGTTGATGAGGAGAGCCCCAACCACATAAAGGTGATTGTTGGTGTGAGCCCCGAAAGCAACCCCTGTAAACACGCCGTCGGTTGTTTCGATGAGTTCCCCATCCACACCGGTGCGGTCCACGAAAAACCGAGAGACGATCAGAACCGTTGAATCGAAAGAGGTGTCAATCTCTCGGGAGTAGAAAGAGACTTGCCCCTCGTTGTACGATCCCGAGCTTTGATCGATAACTTGAAAGGTTCCTTCCGGTACGGGGAATTGGAATAATGCCCCATCGCTCGTCTGAAAGAATCCCTCATTATTGACTCCCGTGAGCACCCAAGGGGGGTCGGAAACCGTTGGGTCATCTACGCCGTCGTAGAAGATGACCTCACCTTCGGGCATCTCTTGTTCAGGAGGCAGCGCCACTCGATGCGGGTCACGGTTGAGAAGAAGAGTGGTCGGGCTGTTCAGCGCCGCCGTATACGCCTTCTGGAACGCAACGAATCGCGGGCTACGAAGAAGAGGCTTCCTCGTTTGGCGGGCCCCGAGGACGACGTTCATTGGGAACCGCCAACCGGCGGGGGTGCTTTTTCCTCCTCCGAGAAGAAGCGGCCCCGAAGACCACCCGGTCCCTGGTACTCGGTTGTTGCAAGTCGGCTTGCAGTCCACACGATTGAGAACAAGCCCCTCTGTGTTGAGCCCGGCGAACTCGACTATGGGACACGGGAACCAAATGTAGTCCACCGCCACATCCATGAAGCCCGGAGGCATCAACGGAATTGGAATGACCGGATAGATCTTTCCGACGTAGGGGTTGACGTGATCGATCTCAACAGGAAACCCATTGACGTAAAGAGACACATCCTGCTTGGTAGCCGGAGTTGCGTCTCCCCAACCTTTGACCAAAGGGCCACATGCCGTGAGGGCAAACGTATTGGTGTTGGCGTCATCCCCAACGAACGGGGCGTTCTGGTTGTGGAGGAAGTTCCATGCCGTCGAAAACACCGTCTGGGAAGCCGTGAACTCGACCCCCAAGAACGGGAACTCCTCGATGTTGTAGACTCCGGTGGGATCGAGGAGAAACTGGCAGCCATTCGGGATGGAAGAAGGTCCGGTGAACCCGGCCGTCAACCCCGCCACAAAAGGTTCGTCATCGACGACGACAGCGTAGGAGTCTGCTTTCTGGTTGCGAACGAGGCTGATGGTGGTCTCGCTGCTGCTCCAGTCGATGCTCCCAGAAGCCGAAAAAGCTCCGCTGTTGATCTCCAGCGTGTCGATGCCCGCTACCCGTTTGAGGGTAATGGAGACCTGGACGGCCCCATCGTTGACGATGATGTTGGCAAAGTCGGCATCGAACAAAGCGGGATCGATGAGACCAGTCCGAGAGACATCGAACGTGATGTCGCAGCGATACGATGAGTTGGGGATGAGCTTCCCACTCGTGTCGATGAATCTCCACCCGTAGCTGAACCCGAGCCCACAGTTCAGGAGAATCTCGTTGGTGCCTTGAGTTGTTGCCCCGTTGCCGAGTTCCTGTCCGGTGAAGTCCGCTTGAGGGTCATCCGGGAGGTAGGTGGCATCGTAAGCGATGGCGGTCGCTGGGCTGACGATCCCCGAGTACATAGCCGAGGTCATCCCAAGGACATCAACCTTGACGTTTTTGGGGTCGCCCAGGTACGGGTGCTCTACCGCTGTGACAATGAGGTTCTGGGGATAGGTCGTCGTGTAGCCGTAGGCATCGAGTTGGAGGATGCCAGGACTGAACCCAGCCTCGTCGAGCATGTCGTACTCAAACTCGTAGAGAAGCTCGTCACCTGAGATGGGCGTGATGGTGAAAGGAGGAGCCTCTCCTTTCGTCAAAAGCTCGGCTTGGTTCAGCGGGGCATAGGCTGCAATTTCCGTCCCACCAATGTCCCTGGGACCCACGACGACGACACGGTAGAAGCCCCCCAATGTCGTTCCAGTGTGGTGTAGAAGAACAGAGGTCGGGCCCCAGGCACCCGGCACACCAGTCTCGACGCTCAGCACGGTTGCGGGTGCGGCACCGATCAGAGAGACCAACGTATATGAAGCCGGATCGAACAGGTCCGCATCTGGGGACATCTCTTGGCTGAAGAAGACCTCGATGATGTAGCCCGTGATGGACACCGCCGAGATGACTTCGGGCGGGTTATCGAGCCCAATGCAGCCGTAGGGGCCGGTGCCATAGGCACATCCACCGTAGCCTCCTGTGACCGCCGAAGCAGGCGATCCAAAGCCACCCAACGATCCATACGGACCATAGCCGTAGGGCGCACCTCCATATCCTCCGTTGGGAGGATTGGGTGGTGGGACCAGGACCCCACCGAGGCCGCCATACGGACCAAATCCGAACGGGTCTTTACCGTAGCTCATACACAGCGCAAAAGGTGTGGGTTAGAGGGTACCGACAAAGGTTACGACCAAGCCGCCTCCGCCTGTGGGAGCAGTGTTCTGGTAGCTCACCTGAATCTGGGTGACAACGGGACCAGTCAACAGACCTGGCGAAGTGATGGGGATGAAACTTCCTTGAGTTGCGGGGAGTGCCCCGATGTTGGTTCCTGGGATGGTGAGGATGGACACCGGCGAACCTGGCGCCGCTCCGCCTCCACGCATCAGCACATCCAGCTTCACGTCGGCTGCCGCAACACCTGTAAACGCCGTCTCCAAGTAGACCCACACCGCCGTCGGGGTGAAGTTCCCGTTGAAGAAATCGTACTCATCAATGGTGAACGTCGGAGGAATGGTCACCCCAACCGGGATCATCATCTGCCGAGAAACCGACCGTTCACCTGGCGCCGCCACCGTGACGCGACCCTTGGTGTCAACGGTGATGTTGGCCGATTTGTACGCGTTGGCCGAGACCCCGGTCGTAATCAGCGACGCAACGAGGTCGGATCCCGATGGTGTGAAAGCGATCTCGCCAGCAAGTCCCAACAAACGGGACGAGTTGGGCAACGCACCTTCGGCCGAGGTGGTGATGTACGTCCCTGTTGAGGGGGCTCCACCACCGCCTCCAAGAAGGAGATTGGTCAGTACACCTGTCGAGCTTTTGTAGTAGAGCGCGTTGGCAGCCGTGCCACCCGATCCGTCGGCAACGAACAAACCACCCTTGGCTGTCGTCGTTGGGACGTTTACCGGGGCTTCTTCATCGAAAACCATTCCCGTCGGATCGATGAGACCAGGAACGGTGAGTTTCCCGATGGAAGCGTCCAAGATGAACGCTCCCGCTCCCGTACCAATCGTGAGGATGTTGGCCCCAGTGGATGCAAGAGAAACGAAGTCGGGGTACGTGCCCACGGTGAAAAGGGCACCGCCCACGATTGTCCAATCGCTCAAGTAGGTGGTCAGCGCCCCAGCGGTGGAGTCGGCAATCAGGATGATCTCAGCATCCGGGCCACGGGCCGTGCTTGTCAGGAGCAGAGGAGTCCCTGCACCACCGGGATGCGAAAGGCCCATGCCGGTCCCACTCGCAAAAAGTGAAGTCAAGGCCGCAAAGTTCTCGCCGCCCGCGAAAGTGACTTCTACTCGTCCAGCAACGGTGGCGAATGTCAGCGTACCGGCGGGTGTCCCAGCCACATCGGTCCAGGGGTTGGCTCCCGTAAGAATGGCCGGGGTAGCCGTCGCTGGATCGACGAGGTTGACGGCACCCGAGGTCGGTCCCGTGAGGGAATAGCCCGGATGCAGCCAGACATTCCCTGGAAGCCCGGTGATGGCGATGGACTCATCGACACCGCCCGCGATGATGGAGATGTCACCACCACTCGGAGCGTTGGCTCCTGATCCACACAAGGAGGCACCGCTTCGGATGAAGACGCTGCCCATCTTGTCGGAACCGGCACCGAGGGTATCTCCAAGACCATCCGCTGCCGCAAGGCGCAGGTTGAAGTTGAAGAAGTCCGGGCTCTGCGTCGGACGCGAGAACAAGTGCATCGCCGAACCGACGCGGCTGACGGAGTTCCAAACGAGGTTGCCACCCAGGATGGCGGGGCCGTTCTGGAACCAGTTGGAGGCTTCCAGGATCTCCCAATCGTTGATCGCACCGATCTCGACCTGCTGGTAGACCCGAAGGACACCATCCCCCGTCGGCGTCAACGGAGCGAGGGGCGGAGGCAGCGTGGCGAGACCTGAGCCATGAAGTTCGACGGCATCCGCATCGACCGTGATGATGCGTCCGATGTTATAGGCCGCATCGAGGCTCACCGCAGCAAAGGCAGCCAATCCGATGATGTCGATGGCATCCTGTACGTTGTCGGCACCGATACCCGTGATGGTGTTGTCGTAGAACAGCGAAGTGCCCAGGGTCAGAGCACGACGCGTGACCGGAGCGACTTCGCTGATGGTGCCGTATTCGCTCGATCCAAGATGGAGTTCCGCAGTGCCCGCTCCGGTTCCATCAATCGAAATGTCGAGATAAGAGACCGGAGGCCCTGAATCTCCCAGAAGGCTTCGACGGATACGCACTACCGGCCCAACGGCAACAGCGCCTCCAGTTGGGTTGGCTTCGATGATGGTGGTCACCGATCCACCAGGATCCGCTGTCAGCGTGCAACCATCGAAGTCCGTCGTGGTGCCCCAGGTCTGGATACCGAAGTTGCCGGCACCGGTGCCCACTTGCTCAAACTCAGTATTGACGAAAGAAGCCTGAGATCCGCCGGCCAGGTTTGGATCAACTGAACCGAGACTGGTTCCTCGTAAATGCGAATCCGACATCACGATGGAAGCCGTGTTGCCCGGAGCCGGATTGATGAGGAAAACGCGGGAAGTATCCGTGAACGTGTCGGTTTGGATCAAACGGCAGTTGTAGAAGTTCGACACACCACGAAGGGCGGCGTAAGTCGCCCCTTGGTTTGGAGCCCCCGTACCTTCCTGAAGGAAGATCGAATTCAGCCAGTAGACATCCCCCGCACCCGACTTCTGCACCAACGGTGTGGTGGTCGAACCCAAGTTCTCCAACATGACGTTGGAGATCATGCAAAACTCGCCCAGGTTGGGAAGTGAAGCTGTGTGCGTTGCGCCGGCCACGTTCGCACAACGGAGAGTCACCGAACGGTCTGCATCAGGATGGACTCCGACGCTCCCTGTCTGCGGCCAGCCGATGACATGGACAAAGGGCGCGAAAGTGATGTCCTCGACGTATTTTCCTGGTCGGACAGCCACAATCATGGGCTGTACCGAAGTCGGCGGCATCCCTCCGTTGAACGTCGCGTTGCTTTGGGCGGCCAGGATGGCAGCGCCGACAGTCGAGAAATCCGCAAAGCCTTCTGCGATGGCGGGATCGTTGGGAACGTCGTTGGAGTCTTTGCCCCGGTTCGCATCGACGTAGATGATGCGGCCACTCGCAGCGGAGTGCTGGATCAGACAAAGAAGCTGCTGGAGGTTGAAGTTCTGGTCATTGGCCCAGCCTTCAGCGGAGACATCGACGGGAATGATCCCGGTGCCATCACGCCGTTCTCCGGCTGCGACGAGTTTCAGGTCGCCGAAGATGGTCTCAAAGCGAAGGCGGACGTACTGCTCGTCGAACGTGGGAAGACCCACATCGACAACGAGACGGATGAGGTACGGCCCTTCATTGTCTACGATGAAAGTGACGGGGCCAGGTCCGGCGATGTTTCCGGCCAGGACGGCGGCTGACGGAGTTCCGTCTTTGGCTTCGGGGGCAAACGCAATTGACCAGGCGTAGTTGGTTGCCGGGGCACCAACTTGATTCAACTGAATGACATCGCCCGCCCGAAGATCGTTGCGGCTCTGCCCGACCACCGGAGTTGCGCCGTTTACGAGGCTTTGGATGAGTGCGGTCATTTCGTTCCCTTGGCCGGGAATTCGGCGGTTCTACTCTTGGACGACCTATAGGCCCGCCACCGAATCAGAGATAAAATTGGGCCGACACGTCCTCCCCGAGCACGGTGTACGGCACCCGAATTCCCAGGCGTTCAACCGAAACCCGGTAGGACTGCCCTGTCGTTGGCTGGATCATCCGGCTCCCCAGTTGGAGAAGGCACGGCGCGACTTGCACACCTGTCACTCCTGAGCCGGCCGGAACCTGAGAAATCGGCCCTCCGTTGGCTCCCAAGAGCACATCGAGCCGGTAGCTCCCAGCATTGGGACCCGCCGTCATGGTGAGAACTTCGCCCTCGACGGCATTGGAGAAATCCTGGTTTGGATCATCCAATTTGCCGTCATCCCCAATGGTCACTTCTCCCGAAAGGCCCGTGGGGCTTGTCGTATATGCCCTCGGAGTTTCATCGGCTCCTGACGGCATCCGAAACACTGCCACGACTCGGTGAATTCCCAAACGATAGGGATCATTGCCTCCGTTGGTAGGAGATGCGTTGGGACCATCGAAAATCTCCAACATCGCGCCAGGGCACAGAGACCGAAAGTCCACGGTGACATCGGTGAACCAAATGAGGTCCGGCGCAGAAAGGGTCTCCCCATCACTGCTTTGGATCTCTTTCATGCCGGCGCAGAACTTGCGAAAGTCCTCGTAGTACCAGGGCTCTAGTTCGATGAAAGGCGCGTCCGCAAACAGTTGACCGAAACTGTCCTTGAACAGATGTCGGTAGTCGTACAGGGCTTTCGCCGGCTTCAGTGCTCGCAGGATCAGCCCATTGTTGAACTGGAGAAGGATGGGATCGATGGGGAATCCGGTACCGTAGTCGCCCTTGATGAGTTCGCCCGTCTCGGGGTCCGTCCAAGTCGTCTTGTCGAGGATGTTGATCTCAAACGTGTGCTGGTCGTTGAACCCCCAAGCCGTATTGGGGTCGTACTGGAAAGCGACTTTCTCCAGCACGATGACCTGAGCCTCGGTCAGAAGCTCCAGACCCTCTTCTTGGGTCGGAAGCGTCGCACCTTGAAGCAGCAACTCGATCATGCGCTTCAGGAAACAACGAAATGTCAAGTCCCCGTCGATGATCGGGAACCTGTCATCAGACACGTTCGGAAATACTAAAGTGCCGATCATCTGCCAGAGGAACTCTGGCCTCGTGAAATCCACATCCGAATCGACTGAAACCTCGGTCAGAAGAATCTGGATGTCGGCGAGAGTCTCGGCGGCAGCTTGGAACTGGAGGTAGTAGTAGGGACCTGGGATCTGGGCGACGTAGTTGGAGGCGAGTACCTGACGAAACGTCTTCAGGATCTTGTCTACGATATTCTGCTTCGTCGTAGAGGTGTCTTGCCCTCGCAAGGGCACCGGCGCCGGATTCTGTTGGATGGAATCTGGGAGGTAGGGCTTCTTTGGCTCTTTGTCTTTCGACATCAGCCTTCCTCCGTAATCGTCAGGACGAGATCACCGAGAGTGAAATACTCCAGGACATATCCAGTGATGTTGCGGGGTCCTTCGTTGGCCGCAGAGACGACATACGTCACCGTGTAGTCATGGGCCAACGGGTTGGTGTCGAGGGCCAACGACACCATGATGCGGTTTTGCGTGATCTTCTGACGCTCCACCGCCAGTTCCGCAGTTGTTGCTCTCGGGAACTGACCACTGAGCGTCTCATCATCCGAAAACCCTGGGATGTTGAGCCCCTCATCGCCAATGATGTATGCCTTGCCAGGAGCCGACTTCAACGACACGGGGTCCGCGAGTTGCAGAGTCATCGCTTTTTCGTCTTGGTAGACGGCGCGGTATTCGTTGGTGGGGCCCCCTCCTGTCGAAGTTGACGAGTTCAACTCGTCCTCAATCAGCCACACGTTGACGGTCGAAGAGGAATAAGAAACTACATCCGTTCCAAGGAGAAGCGTGACATCCCCTTTTTGTGTCGTCGTCAGTGGTTCGCGGATGATGACGGTTCCAGCGTCGCGTGCAAGATTGGTGAGAGGGACCTCGACGAACGAAACGCCAGAGGTGTTTTCGATGACTGCGATGATGTCCCCCTCCCGCACGGAGGACCCCATGGGGAGACCTCGCAAGAAGGACTCCAAGTTGGTCTGCACAGCACGCTGAACTTGGTTGGTTTGCACACCCGTCTGTTTGAGCACCGTGGCCGAGATGTCCAAGGGGGTTGCGACCGCTTCCTTGGTCAAAATGTCGTAGGTGACCCCTTTCATCTGGTCGAGAGCGTTCTGCACGGTCACAACAACAAGATTGGTTGTGTACGTGACAACGAAGTTCTCGTTGTAGGAGTAGTCGATAGAAAGGATCTGCCCTGACGTGATGTTCCCACCTGGGATTCGACGAATAGCCGTGGCGGTTGTTTGGTCCCCTGGGATGATTGTGTAATCGCTCACACCGCTTGGATGTGTCGGACCTCGGTATTCAATGGTCCGGGTGTTGTTGAACACCCGGATAGTGAGCGTACTGACCCCCAAGTTGTTCAGGGTCTCGTCGAACTCACCAATGATGGTGTGCGCCTCTGCCGTAATGGGGATCAAGTTCCCAGACGGGACACCATCGACGGGCGTAATGCGAATGAACGCTCCAGCCTGAGAACTGCGTCCGAGATCGAGGGGGTCGGATACGCGGAACAGTTCCACGGACTCCGCAGGCAACTCCCCTGAAACTTGTCCGGTGACTGACAGAACTTCCCCCACCGGCTGTCGCGGAAGCACGAAATCGCGGCTAATCGTGTAGGTGTAGTCGCCCAACACCACATCGCCCATCGTCGTTGGTGGCTGGGCGCCTGACAGTTGGATCGTGCGGTAATCCAAGACCACCACCCCATCAAGGTTGAAGAAAGAACCCGACGAAGCGTTTTGGAGGCCCAGGCCCAGCGAAGGGTAGTTCAACATTTCCGAGAGGGGGTTCTCCAGCGAAAGGGACGGATCGAGTGACCGGAAAACCTGTTGCAGAGGGTTTCCGATGATCTGGAACTGGATGTCGAAGGCTTCTTGGAAAACGAACGCGAACGTATCGGTGACGGTGGCCTCTACGGCCCCGCGAATCCAAACATCTGCCTTGCCCCCGACATGCACCGAGTTCGTCGGATCAAAATCCCGCTGCATGAGTGGATTGCCGGCTTCGACAACAACAGCCTCCTCAACACCCGGCTGGTCCGCCGCATCTTGACGGATTCCTTGCTGGGTCCCGGTATCTACGGAGGATAGGGAGCCTCGGGAGCGGGTTGCCAGTTGCAGGTTTGTCTCGGTGTTTTCGCCACCGAAAGTGCGGTTCTGGTTGGTGACGGACAGCCCAGGAACATTGCTGACGAGGGTGTTGATCTGCCCTCTGCTCACGTTGCCGATGGTCCCAGCGGTCTGGGCTTCGATGACCACATCAATCGAATACAAACCTGTGGTCGGATCAAAAAAGGAAGCCGCGTTCTCCACCGGGATCTGAGCGTCCTGTGCTGTCAGGAAGATGGTGCTCCCACTGGCAACCTGGGTTCCAAGGTTGATCGTGAACGTCCGAGTGGGGGTAGTCCTGGTAAAGAACGTCTCGATACCACGAGCCTTTTTCCCAGAGAGCCGTTTGTCTCCATTTCGAGCGGCGAGTTGATCGAACGACTGATCGATGACGAACTGGACATCTTCTGGCCGAGAAAGCTGGAAAGCCGCTTGGAGAGCCGTCTTGTAGGCGGACTGGGTGACAGGTACGGGGTTCCCGTTCGCGGTCACGCCGTCAATCGCCAAGAGCGTGTCGAAGGACTGCGACCTGTGAAGGAAGTCCACCAAGAAACGGAGACGCACGGCTTCGTTGGAGAAAGGATCGACGAACACATCCCGGATGGTGGACCCCGGCTGGAGAGAGATCTCCGGGGTAGTCCGCATGATGTCGGAGATGGTGTTCTGTTGAATCTGAAGCTGTGAAACAGTCGGGAAAGCACCCACCGCCAAGGTCACAACAACTGGAGCACCCACGACCTCAATGGAGTTCGGAGACTCCACCTCAGTCTGGTTTTCGGCGTCGTAAAATACCGACCGCACAACGTAGAACAGAAGCTCCTCCGCCGGGAGGCTGGAGAAGGCTCCAATAGGGACGGTAGCTGGAGTGTTGTTCTGACCCGCCTGACGGTTATGCCGGAACGAGTAGAAACGGCGCTCAACCAACGTCTCCAGGAGGTAGGTACTACGGATGCTTGTCGTGCCCTCTGGCACCTCAAATCTTTTGACGTAATCCGTCTTGAGGAGATTTGCCTGCTCATTCTCCGTGATGGCTGCCGCCAGAGCCGGTGTCAATGTGACATCTTCCAGACGTTCAATGGTGTCTCCACCTTTGGTCTGGGTCTCCTCGATCTGCACATACAAAGGGTCCGCCGCTACGGACCCATCAGGATTTGTCGCAATCGTGTTGTCTGACTGGAACGAAGCAAGTGGGGAGGTCTCAAACTCCGGCTCCGCGTCCGCCACGATGTTGATGTTGATGCGCTGATACCCCGTCGCACCACCCCCGCTGAACTGCGAGGCGTAGAAGTTCATGCCACGGAAGTTGGGGTTGTTGATTCCTTCGACACGCACTGCGATGGATTGGTCGAATCGCTCGATGGAGATGTTGGTCGGGACCGAAGCAATCGTTCCGAGGTCCGACTCTTGAATGAGGGTGGCTCGGATCTCGGCCGCGTTCGACACCGCTCCCGAAAACGAAATAGCCCGGACACGAATGAGGTTTCCCCCGGCAGCCAAATCCAGACCATCTGGGAACGCAGTTGCGTTCGGGATCTGGAAAGTGGTGCCCTCAAAGACGATGAAGTCCGGGTCGGAGACGAAGGCTCCTCCACGGATGCTGATCTCCATGTCCACCGTGTCGCTGTCGATCACCCCTTTGTAAAACTGGTTGGGGATCGTCGTCGAGTAAACCGTGATCTCACGGAGTACGCCGTCGGGCCCGTATATTTGTGGTGTGGCAGCCATACGCTAGAACCCTGGAATCCCGAGTGGTGCAAGCCCCAGAGAAAGACCGTTAGTTCCTACGAGAGCCGCTGCTCCGGGGGCCGCGAAGACCGTGCTGATGAACACAGGCTCGCCCGATGCGTTCTGGGCAACGATGTTGGTCTGGAAAACCGTTGGATCATCCACGGCCGGATTGGTGGTCACGGACAAGATGGCGTACAGCCGCTCCTTGAGCGAAAGCTCCTGGACCTTGCCTTGGACAGTCTGGAGCCGCTGAAAGAACGTGACGGCTCGGGTGACATCCTCGTTGATCGACATCTGCACAGCACCGACGGCCTTGAACCCGATTCGGTCGAGGATCGTCGATCCAATGTTGGGGTGGAAAGGGTTGGATCCCTTCCGCGTGATGACCATTTTGAGCACGGCTTGGTTGAGCAAGTCTTCGTTGCGAACGATAAGAGGCTCCCCGCTCGACGCCAATCGAATGTCATTTTCGATCCCAGTCGCCCGACATCGGCGACACCGTTGGATGTATGTGACATACGAAACCTTGAAAACTGGGTTTCCTTTGACGGGTTCAACGAATTGGGGAAAGCGAATCGTGACCACCTTGAAATCTGCGATGTTCACCAAGTTGGTGACCGTCGATTTCTCTGCCATGCCCCACGCTGGGTAGACTTGGCGCCCCCTGGCCCGAGTCTGAAAGGTAAGCCCCAAGGATTTCGCGGCTTCCCCGCTCACCTGAAGCTGTGAGGAAGGACCGAGTTCGGACTGGTCCGTGAACACCAGGACCCCATTCCGGTTTTCAACAAGGATGGAGACCCCATTTGCACGAAAAGCCGAAGTCAGCAGAGTCACGATCCGGTCAGCCGGCACCCGGGTGCCGACAGGAAGTGCGTAGTTCTCCAATGTCTGCGTGCGATTCCCGATAGTAATGGTCGTGGCGCACTTGTTGATGTTGTAGGGACCGGAGGAGGAGGAACTCAAGGATGCGGCTGAAAAACGCCCCTCACGAGGGATATTGACGTTGTTGTTGGCCGTGACCCGTACCTGATTGGCCGAAGAGATGGGTTGACGAGTTTGCAGACTCCTCCTGTCACTTCCAAGAGGGGTGACCTCTTCGATAGTCAGATGGCGGCACGCCCATCCCAGTTGAAAGTCGAAACTCATGGCCTCAAGTACGGGGGGTTATAGGCTTTCTATGCAGTTGAGAAGATGTCGTCGTCGGGATCGTCGGGAAAAAGGGTGTCGTA